GCGTTTAGCTCATGATAGCTGTAGTTATCCATACAGTATTTCTAACCTCTCTTTTACTTTTTGTACATCGTGTTCTGTGCCAAATATTTCTACCCTGGCAACAATGGGCACTCCAGTTTTAGCAGAGATCATATCTGCTGCTTTGCAAAAATGCTCTCCAAAATTTGTGTTGCCAAATCCAACAACCCCCTGGAGAAGGTCCCTGTTATTTGGAACATTTAAAAAAGCTCTCACCTGTTTAGGAATAGCAGACCTGTCAGAGCCACCGCCATAGGTTGGAACGAATAAGACAAATGGCCTGTCCATCTCTACGGTGCCTGATTGAATTTCAATCCTGGTAGCTGGCATTCCTAATTTTTCTACAAATCTCTTAGTGTTTCCAGAATGATTTGAAAAATAGACAATGTCTATGGACATCTATTTTACTCCCTCTTTTTTGATCTGGTGACAATAAAGGGGAAGAACTTTTGTCCTTCCCCTCTATCATTTTATCACGAACTACTTGATGAACGCAAGCTTCTGAGCCTTTGGCTTTCCAACGTTGTACTTCTTTACAAGCACGTTGTACTGCCACTTTAGCTTACGAACAACCTTCTCTAGGTCTGCCTTAGCAGTGTTTGCTGTGGCTAGATCTGCAGTCAAGGTTGCTACAGCAGCTAGAGCAGCACCAAGCTCTGCCTCAATGTTGCGTGGCTGGTTAACTGCAATAGTCGCTACAGCAGAAGAGCTAGCAGCAAATGCAGTTACAGTTACGTTACCAGTTGCTGGCAAGGTTACTACGTGGCTTACAGTACCAGAAGTGGTAGTGGTAGCTGTTGCAGTAGTAATAACACCGTTGGTGTTGATTACTAGATTAACAGTACCGCCAGACTTTGCGTTGTTGTACTTGTCAAATGCAGATACAACTACAGACTGAGTTGAGCCAGCTAGACCAGTTGCTGGTGCAGCTAGTGCAACCTTAGCAAGGTCACCCGCTGTTCCCTTTACATGGTAAGTTGTCTGAGTGTTACCAACAGTAACAACTACAGAACCTACAGCCGTGGTCTTCGTGAATACGAATAGCTCTACGCTTCCGCTAGTGCTTGCGTTTACGGTCAGAGTTGCTGAACCAGAAGCTGCAGTTGCACCAGTCAGAGTTGATAGTAGTAGTGCATTGGTAGCAGTTGCAGAAACGGTAGTGCCATTGGCAACTCCCGAAACAGAAATGCTCAATGCGTTTGAAGATGATACGTTATCTGCTGGGACTGGCAATGCAATTGCAGTAGCAGAAGTAGTACCACCAGTTGCCGATACAGTGGCAACGGTTAGTGTCTGGGTGTTAGCAGATGCTGCAACACCAGCTAGGCCTAGGGTCAATGCTGCGACCAGGCCAATTGCTAGCTTATTAAGCTTCATTGGTTTTCTCCTTAGTTTGAATCTAGATTAGATCGAATCTAGCCAAGTATTCTTTGACATCATTTGGCATAGGCTTATATTTTATCACACCGTTAGTATTTTCGTCAAGGCTTTCTTTTGGCCTATCTCTAAATGTGTGAATGTCAACTTCAAGGTTAAGGTCTCTTGGTGTGTGAGATATGGCACCAAAGACTGCACCACACACGGCATCGGCAAGGTCCTTAGACTTTTTGCGAGGGTGGTCAACTTTATTGTTATTCATGATCTTAAGCTCTGTAAGTTCTTCGAACAAAAGATCAATCATTGGCATGGCCAGACGCTCTTCATAAACTAGCATAGCCATATCTTCATAGTGTTTCTTGGCAACAGAAACAGTTTCAGTTCTCATGCCTACCTGCTTCAGCTCATTCTGAATATCAAATGATTGCCAGCGGTCAAACGACACCATTCCAATATTAAATCCTTGTCTGCGTAAGTTTTGAATCCACTGCTTCACTTCTGAAAGATTTACTGGCCCTTCTGTTCTTGGTTCCCACCATGCAACGGCATCCACTACTACTACTGGAGCAATCTGCTGATAGTCCTTAAGTACCTGGATATTTACCCACTTGTCAACGTGAGCAATTGCGACTGCACACTTGTCATGCTTCTGTGCAAGGTCAGCGTGGACGTAGTAAATCTTATCTGGATCTGGTTTAAACGATTCGTCAAACCTCCTGATAGAATCTAAAGGATTACGAATTGTCATTGCAGCCTTGACCTTATCAGTCTGCTTAAAGAATCTATCAGACGAGAATGTTGGGATACACGCAAAGCGTTGCATGGCATCACCCATGTCTGTAAAGAACGCTAACTTAAAGTCATCAATCTTTCTTGTTGGGTTTACTACCCAGGTTGGTCTTTTTAGTGCAAACACACCAGGATACTTATAGCTTACGATAGTGTCTTCGTCCCATTCAATATCCAGGTAGTTCCCATCCTGAGTTTCTGGCAAGTCTGGATTCATAATAAATCTGTGAGTCTTTGCTACCACTTCTTTTTCTGCAATCGCAGCATCATACTTTGCAGAGATAAAGTCTCCAGGGAAACGTGGGAATGATAGGAGTGCAACTTTCCCAAGGTCTGGGAAACGAGAGTCTACAGAAGCACGGAAGGCTTTGTAGATATTGTCTGCCGTCTTACCCTGATCATTACCAGTTCCAACCTCTGTAGCAAATCCAGAGATCTCGTCAAGTACCGCAAGAATAAGGTTGAGACCCTCGTGTGACTCTCTTTCGGAGTGTCCTGAATAAACAGTGATAGACTTGTCAAATTCAATGGATTCTGCTTTTGGATTATACTTTCCAGCAAACCAAGGCGACCTCTCAATCTTAGTCTTAAAGCCTTTAAAGAATACATTTTTCGCTTGCTGGGCGTTAATCGCAACGTTAATAATGTCAATGGCATCGCCAGCAGGTTTACCAAAATACCGTGCAGGATCCTTAAGGCAAAGAAGTTTATAGACGATATAGGCACACGCAACTGTAGACGTAAAGTCTTTACCAGACCCCTTGCCCAGCTGAAGAATAACTTCGTTCTTAGTATACTTTTTATAATACCTTCTCCCCTCTGTATCGCCTAGAAGCTCAATAACGTCTTCTAGCTTATAGATCTGACTCATGGCCTCTACAATGTCATACTGCACGTCTGACAGCGGAGGCTGCCCAAGAAAGTCTTCACCTTCGACAAAAGTCTTTGCATCTACTGGACGCTCCTCAAAATTGTCAGACTTGAGTGCTTCTAAAAAATCATCAAACATTGTGGACTACCGTTATTACCTCTTTGTCTTTGGCTACGCTAGATAGCCTACGCATAATCTCATCTCTAATTTCTGGATGCTCGGCTGCAATGTCTTTAAGGATATTAACAAGAACCTCTTGCTTCCTTTCGATCTCAAGCATCTCTTCTGCTAGCTCTTTGTTTTCTAGTAGTCCAGCCTTCTGAAGCATGTCAATCCTGGTACGCTCTAGATCCATTACTAGCTTAATTCCTGCAGTCTTTGCTGTAAGATTAGCAGTAGTGGTAGCTTCATCGATTACCTCATATGCTTTATTAATTAGTTTACTATAGTGGGTGTCTGCACCAACTAAGGCCTCCTTGGCACGTGCACGAATAGCAGCATTGTCTGCTGCCATTGTACGCCATTCATTGATATACCCAACTACCTTTTGTCTTGGGATAGCCAACTCTTTAGAAATCTGGGTCTCTGGGGTTCCAGCAAGATACTTTTCAACTACCTTGTTTACTGTATCAAGATGTTCTACTGTAAGGTCTTCAAACGACACGCTTTGCCCTCTTTCCTCGCTTTGGGATACGCTTTACTCTGTCTTGCTTAAAGGAACGGAATACTGATGATACCCCACCAATAATCTCAAAGCAATCAACCCAGGAAGCTCCTGTCAGGGTATTTGTGGTAATCCCCACAAACTTAAACTTGCTGCCCCACTCACCATTGATCTTGATGACTTCTCCAGCTTGGACAGGGAATCCGTTTATCTCCATGTATGGAACGGTCTCAAAGTAACTAGGTGCTACCTCAGCATTTTTACGTCTAGCCAACAGTCTTCTCCACTTTCATTCTTTGTCCACATTTTGAACAGCTTGTATAAGTATACCCAGTAAACGGACAAGACGCAACCCTTGAGTCTGAATGCTTACAGGTTATTCTATTAATATGATATCTGATCACATTGGCAAAGTGCTTTATATATTTCATCGTCTAGACTTTCTTAATCCAAATTTTGCAAGATAGACATAAATAGTTTCTACGCTAGTCCCACATTCTTTTGCAATTTGCTCTGGCGTTTTCTTGTCTACATGAAATCGCTTCTTCAGCCATAGTTCATTTGTATATAGTTTAACAGATGGTGCCATTTTTGTCAATCCCCCAGCTTTTCCCAGTTACGCAATGAGTAGTGCCCAATGCCAATTGCATCGGCAATATCGTTGTCATCGATGGATAGATCATAGTTTATATTAACAAAGTTTATAGTTCTTTGTTTTCTAATGTCTCTTTCCATTGCCTTATAATAACTCTTTGACTTTCCTGGATACCTAGAAACTATATCTAGCTTTTCTACCTTTGTCAATACTTTGTTGCCAATGAAGCTCTGCCAGGCAACTGGGTTCGTACCCTTAAACACCTTTACCCCAGCTAGAGATGCACCAGCAATTATTGCACCCTGCACCATGGACAACTCAGACATCGTCTTTGGGCTATTGATAAAGACTGCTCGTTCGATTACAAGAGCGTCCACGTTCATTTCTCTGACCACTTCATGAACAATCTGTACGGCACTTGATATTTTTTTGAAAACATCTGTGCCAACAAACTGAGCCTTACCAGATCTAACCAACCTGTCTCCCTCAAAGATTGCATATGCGATATTGTTTGTGCTTGCATCAATAGAAACAATCCTATTTGGCTTATTCACAAAGTTACTCAGATTTACCATTGGCAAATCCTTTTAGCTCTTTTAATGCTTTCTTTACTTCTGCTGGATTAACCA